ATAAAAAAGGAATTCTACGTAAACCATTTGTTGTTTTAGCTAGTGACACTAATCCATATATACAAGTAATTACAGATTCATATACTAATGTATTAGGCTTAGACCTAATATATTATTGTTAGCCATTTGCTTTTAATGTTAGTAATTTTAATGATGCTAACTTATCAGTTGGGGCAATACATAGTACTTGTGAATTACCTTATATGTGTTTTTAGGATTTAGTTTCTGGAGCTGTAGATTTATTTATTAGTAATTATAAATTTAAATTACTAAATAATAGTAAGCAACAATCTAAACCACAACAATAGGAGGGATAGCAATGAGATATATAGACATTCTTTCGTCTTTTGAACGTGAAATAAATAAATTAGATTCTAGTTTAGATAAACCTGTTACTGATGATTCTTTATATTGGTTAAATCAAGCTGTATATAAATTTATAAAACTTAGATTTAATGGAGATTTTGTACATAAAACTTCTTATGAACAAAATGAAAAACGTTATAAAGATTTAATTCATTTATATAGTGAATTACAACCACAATTAAGTTAGATAGTATCTCATGATACTTATAACGAATATGATATAGAATATCCAAAAGATTTTATGTTTACATTAAGTGAAGATGTAATAATAGATTCTACTAGTGGTGGACATAAATTAGATACTTGTGTATTTGAATGTACTGCTGATAGTTTTATGTATAGAATAACGAATAGTTTAACAGATTTTCATTATAGATATCATAGAGCTAGACCTTTAAGGGTACGTACAGAAAGTGGATGTAAATTATTAACAGATAAGAATTATGTTATTTCTAAGTATACTTTATCGTATCTTAGAAATCCAATCGAAATAACACTTTAGAACCCGTTTAATGAGTATACGGATTTTGAAGATATAATTATGCCAGAAATAATAAAAATCGCAGCATAGATGTATTTAGAGAATCAATCTGAAAAACGATATGATACTATTTCTGCAGAAGTAAATACTCAAGAATAATTTTAACGTGGAAACCCCAGCTAGTTAGGTCTAGTGTTAAAGAAAGGGGAAGTAGAAAAAATTAAATAATATGGTAACATATGTAAATTCAGTCCTTGTTGGACTAAGTGATTCTGCTATTGTAGCTCCTACAAGCGAATCAACATTTTTTGATACAGTTAATAAAGCTGGTCAATTCGTAATTCAAGCAGTAGACGCTAGTGGTGTGTCTAAATTCTTAGCAAACTTTACAGATCTTGATTCTGCAACGTATACAAAATTCCGTATTGGAATGGCTACGAAAGAGAGTCAAACATCTAAACCTATTTTAGATAGTACTACAGGTAATGTAACAAATGGTAATACTTCACATCCTATTGTACGTTGGACAAATTGGGTTGACCGTGCTGCAGTTCGTGGTAAAGCATATTCTGCTACATATACAGCAGATGTACAAGAAAGTGTTAAAATAGATTTTAGTAGTGTAGATGCTGATGTAATTACTAGCTTAGCTGAAGGCGGAAAAAGAGTAAATATTCGTATTCAATATAAAGATCTTCCAACACGTTATCGTAAGTGGAGTGAGACTTATGAATATGTAACAAAAGTAAATGATACAGCAATAACTATCGCTGAAGGTCTTACTAAAGCTATTAATTATCAATATAAGAGAGCTCGTATTAGTGCTAGTTATGCTGATAAGGTAATTACACTTACAGCACTTCCTTATGATGATGATAATGTAGTAGACTCTATTAGTCCAGCTTCTAATGTAAGATTTACAGTAAATGTATTTTGGACTGATCCATCTGCAATGACATTTGCATCACAGAATAAGTATTTTATAAAAGGTCTTTCTATTGCTAAAATTCCTGGTACTATATACAAAGCTAGTGCTAAGTTAGTTAGGGATCGTGAGATTGAATCATTAGGTAATCTTGGTATTATAAATCGTGGTCAAGGTACATGGCCAATTATCAAACCACAATTTAATACTGTATTAGATGGACAATATAATTCATTGACATTCCAGTTTGAGAATCAATATCGTACAGCTGACGATTGGATCAAACGTACAAAACAAAGTATCGAGCTTTATGTTATCGGCACAGGTATTGATGTTGCAGCAGCAGCTACAGCTATCAATAAATGGGTAGACGAAGCATAATACTTAACTAAATAAATATATAGATAGTCAGAGTTAAGCTATATTGGCTATTCTCTGACTATTTTATTTTAAACATATTATAATATGAAAATAAGAATAGGTAATGATATAAAACTTAATGTATATCTTTCTAAAAAGAATATTCCTGATACAGTAAATATTAAAAGTATACGTTGTGTTTTAGTTAATACTAATACAGATCAATGCTGTCAGTGTCCTTCCACAGCATATGATATAAATGGTTGTGGATTACCAAAGTATCATATTCTTGGACATTGTCATCCTAATGTTTGCAATAATAATTTAGATTTTATGCATTGTGATTGTCATCATAGTGATAATTGTTTCTTTGATCATAACTATTATATGGCTTATCCATTCAATGGATTTGGTGTATATCCAGAGTGGGGTAATATTTATATGCATGACAGATGCCATCATTTTAGTAATGGATATAATTGCAAAGTATTAGCTACAGAATCACCAGATAGAATTGAAGTATTATTTCCAGCAATAGATCAACGATAGATTGGGAATTATAATTTAATTTTAACAGCTTCTATTTTTGAACCTGGATATAATCCTGATAATACTAGAGTTATTACTGTAGATTATGCTTCAGTATTTGAATTAGTAGAATATTCTAATGATGCAGATGTTAATGATAGTATAACAATATCAGTAGGTTCTCCTACAAGTTCAGATTTACAAACTGTAAAAATTGATAACTTTAATAAGCCTACTATAGTTGTTGGGGATACGTAGTTCTTAAAAGCAGTTATTACTCCAGATTCTCCAATTAGTAAAGACTTAGTTTGGGAATGTAATAGTTCTAATATATAGTTATTAAATACTACAGGAGATATAATACAATATAAAGCATTAAGTATACCAAATGAAAAAACTGGTACATATCCAGTTTAGATATCAGTATATTATAAATATAATAATTAGATTAAAGATACTATAACTATAAACATAATTAACTATATAGAAGATATAGTTTATGGTTTATCTGGTGACTTCTATATATTACCAGATAGCACTAATAGTATTTCTGATCAAAATAGTGGTACATCTGTAGATGAAGTTGTATCTAGTGGTTAGTTAGATCTTACTACATTTGATACTACTCTTGTTACTAATAAGGGTAATTCAGTTTAGGTTACTACTAAAAATAGTTTGTGGAACGTATGATTGATACAGGAGCTAATTTTAATAATATAGCATATGGGAAAACATGTGTTATAATGCCTGGTGCAAAAATGCAAAATGGGCAAATAGTTTATATTTTGAATAGTGGTGAATATGCAGTAAATGTAGTGGTAGAATCTGGAAAAGATTATATAGATTTATCACGTAGTGAAACTTCTGGAGCAGTATATATAACAAATAAGAATTCTACAGCAGATTCAGTTAATGTTAAATTAAGATTTTATTCTGATCTACCAACTTCAACATCAACTGTTATACAAAATACTGTATTATTAACCTTAGATCCATCACAAGAAATATCAACTAGTGATATTTATGTTAATGGTGGTTAGTTTAATGATAGTACTAATAATCTTATATTAGAAAGATCTAATTCTGCTGGTTCTGTTGATATCTCATTAGATGCTATAAATAATTGGATTAATGTTTGATATACTACAACATGTTGGGATTTATAAACAATGCCGTATCGAAAGTGATTGGAAGTATATCAAGAATGTTTATAAACGTATCAGGTAATACTTGGTATGGTAAACTATTAATAGTAGTCGGTTCTTTTTTAACATCTTTAATGGTACCTATAATGCCATTATTATTAGCTTGTTTCTTTTTAACAGGTCTAGATATGTATTATGGAATTAAAGTTGCTAGAAAACATCATGAGAAAATAACAAGTGATAAAAATTGGAAAGGTACTCTTAATAAACTAGCTGGGGAAATAAATATACTATTAGGTGCAAGATTAATTGAATATCCTATACTTGAAGGTATTGCCCCATTGTTGTTAACAGGTGGATTAACTGTAATAATAGGTTTAACAGAATTATGGTCTATTATTGAAAACTTAAATACATTATATCCTACTGGACCATGGAAGTTACTTGCTAAATTCTTAGTTAAGAAAGGCGAAGATTATACTGGAATAAGATTAAATAAAAAATATAAATATGAGCGTGTTGACGATTATGGTCAATGTCCTAACATGGATGAAAGGCCATTATAAAATCGTTACAGGAGCATTTCTATGCGTTCTAACGGCTTGTTCTTTAACGTATGGAATAATTATGCATAATAAGAACAAAAGTCTCTCAGAAAGCCTAGAAATGGCTGAAAACAACATTGAAGCCTACTAGGGGTTATAGGATAGCCTGTAGTAGGCTAATAATGTTTTATAGCTAAGGGCCGAAGACTTTAAGAATACAAAAGATCCTGTAATAAATAATATCGTTAAAAAATTAAAAGACGATAATATAAAAATTAAGAACGTTTAGACTGTGGCAACACAAAAT